AGAAACAGATGATCTTAAAACCATTTGTGTTCCATCTACTGATGCTTCTTTAGTAGCAGCTGCAATCGGCGAGTTTAATGCGACATTTGTTATCGTAAAGGCTCTTTATCCTCTACTTCTTATGGTTTCCCATAAGGTCAGACTATCTTATATTCCGTTTAGTTTTTTGATTGATTGAAGTATTGATATTATTTGCTTGTAAATGTCTCAGTATTGTACCTTTATCAAAGCCAAACATTTTTGACAATCTATATGTTCCAACCTTTTTATTTACATACAAATCAATAATTGTTTCAATATAATCTTTAATAGCTAACTTAGGAACTCGATGGCTCGTGGAGACTTTGTATTCTGTAGTTACAGTTTCAGTCTCTAGTCGTTGCGCGTGTTTAGATTTGTTAATTCCTATACTTCCGCTCTGATTTACATAAGTTGACTTTGAAATATACTCAATGTGATATTTTTTATAGTTGTGTTTATTAACCGCTAGTAATTTTCTAATACCTTTAATTCTAAACTCTTTAGAATCCTTAATATCTTCTAACGCTCGAATGTAAGTAATTTCGCCTGTTTCTGTATTTGTTATTTTTACAGGTTTATTATTTGTATGCTTAGCCCCTCTATGAGTGGCGGCCATTCTTTTTATTGCGTCAGAATTTAATCTAGGTTGGTTTCCACTCAACTTTAAATTATATCCTTTTTGAGTTGATAAACTTTGAAATTGTTCAATGTATAATTGTTCCGCTCTATCTAATTCTTCTTTAGTAAAAGCGGAATACATTTCTTCAAAATCAAAACTTTCAATTCCATATTTTTTCAACGCTGACGATATATAAGACTTATTATATTTATTCAAATGACCAATTAATCTGCTCGCTAAAGTTCCAGTGGTTTGGCCAATGTAACATTTATCTTTTTCAGATTTATTTGTTATTTTATAAATAATTCCATATCGTTTTAGTTGTGTCATACTCTTAGTATTCCAGATTTTCCATCAATTTGTCAAGTAATATTTCTATTACAAGGCCCTCACATACTATAAGGCACCATCACCCGTAATTCCGAAAGAAATCAATATGTTACGCCATTTTTCAATGGGAGAAAACTACTTCGAGTTTTCTTCAACAGCTTCTTTTGTTATACTGTTGTTCAGACTATCGCTTCTCATTTATTCTGAGGTTTCTCACTTAGTCGTTCAGGCTGCTTTCGCTTGCCCCTTGTTGTCCACTTCTGGAGTTCCAAGTCAATCAGAGAAACTTTATACACAGCATTATCGTTTACCGTGTTCTGATTGTAACAAAACCGGAACTGAGTAAGATTTACCTAGAGCATGCTTTTTAGAAAAAGGGATCATAGGTAACAACTTAACTCCATCTGGGATTAAATTTTGTTCATTATCTGCGTAGACAGTTTTGAACATACCGTTCATTGTGTCTAATGTATTAACTTGAGCCATATATTAAATTTCCTTTCATATATGTATTTTTTATTGTTTTTGTTGTTTACTCAATCTATTCATCTTTTCACTACTACTATTTTGGTATGTCCTCGCTTGGCTCAAGTAGAGGACAATCTCGACATTTCATGTTGGATAAATTAATTGAAAATATATATTTAATTAACGTCTAAAGAAATCACTGTAAGCAATTTTATTTTTCTTATCATCAGATTCATCAGAATCTTTTTGTCTTACAGAAGACTTACCTGTATCCTGTACAGCTTGTCTTGCAGTTTGTGGAGCAGCTTTTGCCACACGTCGTTTTCTCAATCTATCTAAGTTATTATTACCAATCATCATTTCTAATGCATCTTCCGGTAAAATATCAAATAAAGATTTTAATTGTTCTTTATATCGTTTTTCAACTAAAGGAACTACGTCTTCAACGGTTACTTCGTTATAACCACGTCTCATAGCTTCCTTCATTGCTTTAGCAATTTCTCCAATAATCATTGGATTATTTTTAGGAAGAATAGATTTAGTGTTATCCATTGCCTTCATAATACCTTGTTCAATTTCTAAAGCTGTTTTTTGTAGAATAGCCATTTGCTCAGCTTCTTCTTTAGCTTTAGCTGCTTCTTCTTTTTCTCTACGTAGAGTTTCAAGTTCAGCACGCATTTTTTCTTTTTCAAGTTCTTCAGGAGATTTACTCATTTCTTCTAAACGTTTTTGAATGCGTTTTTCTGCAAATGAATCAACGTCAATACCCAATTCGGCCAATCCGCTATCTGGATCATTCTTCAATTTTTCAATAAATTTTTGTACATTAGTTTTAAACCCAGCAAATTCCTGAGAACGCTTATCAAAGCTTTTAGCTTTTTGAAGATATTTCTTAACTTCATCATCATTAGATAAGTCAAGTTCCAATTCTTCTTCTTTACCATCGATTTTTAAATTGTATTTCTTTTTTAGGCTATCGGCTTGTTTTTTAGTAAGATCGCCTTTTGCTTGAGCGGCATTAATCTTAGCTTCTACAGAATCGGCACCATTATCGTCAGTTAATGATTCTAGGGAATTTTCTCCCTCATAACTAGTATCGCCATTGTCTTGATCAATTTGATCGGCAGATAGGTCGGTTGATGTGTCTACGGCATCCGCTGAGGGATTTCCTGCATTGTTTTCCATAATTTGTCCTTTTCGTCCCATAATGGGATAGAATTGTTTTTAAGTCGTCTATAAAATAGATAGACTATGTTTCTAATATAACTTGTTAATTTTGTGATTTATATAGGTAATAAATTATTGCTATTGTTAATAATAAATTTATATATGGTAATGCTAATTTTAACATTACAGATAATGGTCGTCTTATTTTAGTTGGTTTAACTTTATTTGCTTTAATGCTATCATTAAATTTTGCCATTTATTAATTCTCTCAGACTTAATGGTGTGCGCATACTTCCTGTATTACCGTCGTATATACGTGAAGCAAATTCTGTACAAAAGTATTTATTTTCTTGTTCCCATTTATTTTCTAAAGGAATTGGTGTACCAAATAATTTATGTTTTATAATACAACATGTAAAATATAAAATACCTTTTGTATCGTAGTCTTTTCCCCACATTTCAAACATTAAATCTCGCGGATGTTCTACGTATTTATCCGCTTTAATTTTATTAATTTCAATATTAATTTCTAACCATTTATTATATGGAATTATTCTAACTCCACCGTGCATAACGGATTCAATAACGTAGGTATCGTCAATAAGTACGGCAACATGACTTGGTATATCGTTAAAATCAACATTTCTATTCACAAAATAGGAACCAAGTCTTATTAGATAAGACCCAATTTTATTGTTTTTTGAAAATAAATAATGTATATTTATCATAAAGCTGTTGTTTGTTCAAAAGCATTAATCTCGTTAATAACATAATCAAAAATATCAGTGTATTCGGTATAAACATATTTTAATTGTGAGCAGGAATATCTCGCTGTACCTAGTGCACCAGTCTCTAATAAAGCTTTTACACCCATTAATGCGGTTAATAATGCCGTGACTTGCGATCCTGTTTTACTTAATATTTTATTTCTTGCACCAATTTTATCAACACAAATGTTTGATATATTTGTACCAAATTCTCGTTTTCTACGATTTAAATCTATTTCCATTTTTTCTCGATTAGATATACCAACTGGCATTTCTAATTGATTACCATTTAACACCCAACCAATTTGAGGTGGTGGATTTGCATCTGTTATGTCAATAACCATATGATTTGTTTTTATGTATAAATCATAATCTTCAGTTTCGACTATATCGATAACAACTCCATTATTTACTAACGCATATTTTTGCATAAATTACTCGTCTTGTTTAGTTGCATCTAAAAATTCAATATCATTACGTAATTTTACTACACTGCTGTATATACCCAAATGATTAACATATATTCTATCTCTATACGTCACACCAAGTCTTACGGCAACACCTTCAATCATGAGTGTAGTGTCACCATCTAAATTTGTTCCAGTTAGTGCGGTTACATTTATATCTGAAAAATAATAACTATTACTTTGTAGAGTGCCGGAAATTGTAGTTATAAGGTCATCATTCCATTTTGGATTAGTAATGTCAGACACTTTATAAATCTTAAATGTAACTGAGGCTGCATTATCAATGTTACCATTAATTGGGTTATATAAATATCCAGTAAGTCTTATTTTATCTAACATCGATGTGTCTAGTTGCGCCGCTAGTTTTAAAACTTGCTGACTATTAGATAATGTAGAATTTACATTAAATAATGGTTGCCATTCTGGATTATTGTTCACAATATAGCGGGTTGCGTGGTCAATTTTTAACCACTGATTTTCTTCGCTATTATCTTGTGCAACCCATTTTCGTATAACTGCCATCTATGTTCCTAACAATGTAAACCCTTTATATGCGACCTTTTCTAATCCGTGGGCAAAAATACCAACTTTAGCCGAATAGTGGGTTAAATCTGTTAATAATAACGCACTAACGGGTGTAATATGGAATCTACCGTTTACATCTGGGGTAATTCCAGATTGAGATAAACCAACTACAGCATTTCCATTTGCATCAAAAATAGTATAGTTTGCTGTTCCTAATTCTGAAATTTCTATTCCACCCGGATATTCTAACCAAAAAGTTGCTTGTAATTGGTTTGAAGCGTTAATTGAAAATTGAGCTTTTGGTGTATATTCTTTAGAAATAACATTTCTAGATATCATTTGAGATTTCGTGATACCATCAACAACTAATGTTATTTTTATTGTAAATCCCGGATAATCTTCTGGTAATAAAGATGGTATATGTGGTATAATATATAATCCATTAATATCAGCTGTAATACCGCTTCCAGACATACCAACTATTAAATTCCCATCATGATCAAACACCTGATAACTTGCTGTTCCTAAATTACTAGTTTTTAGAATTTCATTCTTAGAAACCCAAAATATTCCATCAAAATCATTTTCGTTATTAACGAAAAATAACCCATCAATTTTGTAGTCATCTTTAGAATTCATTAATGTTATATAATTTACACGCGCTTCACCATCAACAACAATAGATGTTCTAATTTCGTAATGTTCTGCATTTTCTGTTAAATTGTTCGCAATTGCGGGGGCTATGTATAACCCATTACTATCCGCTGTAATTCCCGAACCAGACATACCAACAACAGCTACGCCACTCTTATTGTAGATCTGATAACTAGCTGTACCCAATATACCATTCGGAGCTAAAGCTAAACTTTCATTTTTATTAGACCACATTGTAAGTCTAAATTGATTTGAATTGTCAATAGACCACGATACTTCATTTTTATAAACATCTATAGTTGTCAATACACCAGTTGAAATGACGTTCATAGAAACAACATTAGAATCTCTGTTATTTACACCGTCAATAGCTCTTACACCAACATAATATGTTACACCATTTTGTAAAAATGATCCATCGGGTAATGTAAAGATATCATATTGCAAATTTGGAGTTACTGCTATAATATTTGTTGTACTAAATAGCCCGGTAGATGTAGACGCTTTAATATATACTTCATAACGAATTGGAGCTGTGGCATCTGTAGCCGCACTCCATCCGGCACGTATTTGACCTCTAGACTCGACATCTAAAAAGTTAATTCCAGCAAAGGTTGGTGGAGTTAAATCCACAATACAAGCTGAACTTGTACTTTGATAAAAGTTATTTTCAATTAATATATTGGGCATTATGACTCCTTAAGTCCAGGCCTAATATTAACACCGGGAGGTGAAGTAAATGTATATCTAATTAATGTACCCACTGTATTTGGTATAGTTCCCAATGGATTCCAAGATGTACCATCATTAGTTGAATATTCAAATTGGGCAGCTTGAGCTACAGTGTTATGATTTACAAGTAAAGCGTCCGATAAATCATAAGCTCTAAAATATAATTGTGGTACAGTAGATGTGTATGCTTTTTTAAGTCTAAATGCACAACGTGATGGTACATTGTTATCAGAAAAATCATCACTAAATTCCCAATTATCAGAAATACCAACATTGCTTTCAAAACCTAAAAAGAAATCTCGTAGTTGGGCGTGAATTGATGTATCTAAACCCAATGTATCAAATAATATTTTAAATTGCACTTGATTTCCTGTTGCAACTAAAGTTAGATCTTCAGCAAACGCAATATCGGTCCAACCCCCAGAAACAGACCCAAATCCTGAAGTTCTGTATTGTACTCGTAGAGATCCAGTAAAATCGTATATTTTATCTATAGTTGTAATAAATTTATAAACAGAATTTGGAGTATCTAATACTTTAGTTACAATATATGAATACTCAAATTGTTCATCTGAACGTAAATCACACAATAATACACCGCGTTGACCTACATTCGTTATTGTTTGTACCATTAGCCAACCATCTTCAACATCAAGAGCACCAGCATTTAACCATTGTAACGGTATAACGTCACTAGTGAAAGTTTCACGATAAATATTATTTGCTCCACCAAAAATTTTATCAATAGTGTTATTTACTACGGGTTTTATTACTAAAATGTTGTTGTTTGTTATATAAACCGCTCGATCTAATACATTACTCCAAGTTGCTAATGATAAAGCTGGTGTAATTATTTGATTGACAGTTCCCAATATATTTGACGTTACTAATGAAGGCCAGGTTACTGCTCCAGAAGTTAATTCTGAGATTTTACCTAAGTATAAATTTGAAGATGTACAAAAGAAAATACAAGGAGATCCAGAGTTTGTCGTATGTCCTGGAACTGCGTAGTCTTCTGAATCAGATGCAATCAACGTTCCAGTTAAGGCTGGTAAATTTCCAGTTTTATGTACCCAAGCACTTCCTGTGGTGCCGAATGCTCGACAAACGTCAACAGTGCCGTTTGTTGTAATATTAATTGCAGCTCCACCACTAGTACCAGAAAGTTGATAATCATTTGCTGTAGAGTTTCTTGTAAAATAGACAGTATTGTTAGTTAAACCCGCTCCACCAGATAAACTTGTAATGTATACTGGAGTATTGTCAGGAAGTCCGTGCGCTGTATGTGTAATACGATCTGTTCCGGCGTCGATTGTGAGACCAACTGATAATGGACAATCTAAACTTGCGTTGGTTGAATAAACGTAAAATTGATGCGTTGCTGCAACACCATTATGAACATACACTCGGTTATTAGCAACATCTAAAGTTACACCAGTAGCTGCAATATTTAATTGTCCAACACCAATATTTGATGGATCTTGAAGAAAATAAGTCGCTTTTTGATTTAATCCTGTAGCATTCGGAAACAGTGTACCTGGACCTACTGCTAAAAAATCAGCTAAATCGACATTATTAACGCAATATAATCCACCATTAATTGTTACAGACCCAGTTGTAGCTAAAAATATTCTCCAGCCTGTGGTTCCCGTATCAATAACTTTTAAACCTCTCATTGTGTGTGTTGTAGCGGCTATATCAGCAATTGCTATACGGATTGTTCCAATATAAACTGTAGCTCCAGTAGTTAGATTTACTGTATGTAAACTTATAGGAACTAAGCCGCCGGACTCAGCTCCAACCGAAAAAAGTCTACCATTTGGTGATAAATAAGTTAATATGGGAATAACTTGAGAAGACGGTGTAGTGTCCGCGACAGTATCAATAAATTTATTTAATGGTGGGCCTAAAACTGTATCACCACCAATAGTTTTTGATTGTATTCGACCTTGAATAGTTGTTTTAGTTTGATCATATGCACCAACAACATCGGCTAATAGATCCGCTTTTACATATTTCATTTATATATCCCCTTAAAATAAAGTCCAATTAATTGAATCGCGTCTATAATTTGTACCAACTAGTGTGTACGTAAATGTTTTTCTTGCGGTATAACCGACGCCAGTTCCTATACTCGCAGCCGTATAATCGATTTGTGTAATTCTTTGGTTTTTAGTACCAAAATCGGCATAAGTGATACTTTGTTCTCTGTCCTTAGCGCCTAAAATTTGTAAACGTCTATTATTTACTACAGTAAACTCAGTACCAGTAGGTAACCCGTTTTCCGTACCAGACATTTTAATCGGCTCATCAGCCAAAGTTGCATTTACCGTCAATGGTGACGTTAATTTACCATCTATTGACGTTAAAATAACATTAGCTGCATTTTGTAATGCGTCAGTTGCAGCTCCTGAAGGTAAAGGTAGTGATGTTGCTGAAATCGCAATAGCACTAGCTCTTAATTCTGTATTAGTTAATGGTCCAATAACTCCAACATTAGTGGAATTTGAAATATCAACTTTATCTGTAGAGAACACTAGGGCTCGTGTATTAACTGTTGTAAGTTGTCCACTAATGGTGGTTAATAGGGCTTGAACGGCTTGTTGTGTACTTTCTTGTGCTAAACTTAATGGCGCTTCTTTTACTGCAACATCTAATGTTTTAGCTGCACCCACTGTAGTTGATGTTAAATAATCAACGCCATTTCCAAGTCTTATACTATCAGATGTATGTTCTACAGCCACATTCGCATTAATTGTACCATCAGCGTTAATAACTAATTTATGACCACTTACCGAATCACCAATAGAAACACTGTCATTTAAACTATCGAGATTAACTGTAATACTACCACTAAACGTACCGTCAGTACGTAATCTACCGCTATTCTCATCAAATGCAAATTGCCATATTTGATGTGCATCTAAACTAGATTTTGGGTATGGTAAAGGCATAGCTTCCTTTGTTTATTATTGTACGTTATCCGCTGGATTAGTTGGTAAATTAGCTGCTGGTCCTGGAGGTTGAGCTGGTTGAGGTAAATTTTCTGGGGCAGCACCCATTTCTTGAGGCATCATTTCTTGCCCTGGAGCTTGTGTTGGGGGAAGATTTGGATTACCTTGATTTGGGTTTTGATCTGGTTGATTAGCTGGGCTTCCACCTTGAGGTCCAAGCGGTTGTTGACTTAAAATTGATAATAAATCTGGATCTGTAGATCTTAATAACGTAATATGTTCCTGAATATGCGAATACACTATATTAACCATATCTTTATCAAAGCGTAAATCTGGATCAGCTAATAAGTTGGCGTGTTCTTTAATGTGATAATCATGATCATCCGTGTATAACGCCATAACTTCTTCTAAATTCATCATTTTTTCGTTTTCTAATTTAGCTAAAGTAATTTGACGTTGTGTATCATCAGTAAGTGATTCAATTTCACCAGTATTAATAACCGACATATAATCTTTAGGATTAGTGATTACTTTCATTTGTAACATCTGCTCAGCCATTTGAACGCGACCAGCAGTAGTTCTGGCCAATGGGTTAGAAACATCAACTATAACTCGGGTAATGCCCTTTAAATCGTCACCAGTGAACTCTTTTACATAGCTCTTATTAGCCTTACCAACAATACTGACAATTCTTGGGGTTTGAGCGTAGTCTTTTAAAATATCAATAATACCCGTACCAACATCTTCAACCAATTGAACATAAGAACGTTGAAGTCTTGAAATAAATTGAACAGCCATAGATTGAACTAAAGCTAAAGCATTTCCTGATGTTAATTGCTTGTCGGGATTACCTCTGGTTACTGAGTTAATACCAGAAATAGTTTCCATACCTTGTTCTAGCATTCTAAGGAAGTCGAATAATTCTTTTGGTGTCTTCAATAGGTCTAGAGTCGATGGTGCTCCAGCTTGACGATTATATTCAATTACGTTTAATCCAGAACCTAGTTCCGTAAAATCAATATCAGCGTCTCTAGGCGATAAAATGTTAGCTAGCCCTAGTGCATTCTGGTTTGATAAGATAGTTGAATATAGACTGTTTACGGCATCCTGGAGAGGTAACAAATCAAATAGTGGTGTATACCCGTATGGAGTACCCAAAATAAACGATGGAGCAATACGATAAACAGGAATACGTCTGTATGGTAAATTTGTATCGATAAGCACTGCTTCTGGGCTTACGAATAACATGTAATTCCCATCCGGCATTGCTTCAGTGCGTTTATGGTAAAATTCATAAACCGCAACTAAATCGGTTTCTTCCATTATTAAACTGGTAGTATCGAAGTATTCATATTCACTTTTAGATGGTAAATCTAAGATTTCTTTTTCAAATTCAGGATATTTAGCAATTAAGTCATATCTATTTTTAAATGATCTACAAACTACCCAGTCTGCATCTTCATCTTCTTTATTTCCATCATAATAGACGTCAAAAGGTGATAAGTTCATAAACTGAATGTCACCCTCATAAATGGGCATATTTAATTCTTCAGAAAAATCATATATTTCGCCACTAGTAGCGTTCCATTCAAGTTTAATATATCCACCAGCTAAAACGACAGCACTTTCTACAGCTTTCTCTAAATATTTCTCAAGTCTTTTTTCACGGGTATAATAATCTAAGATGCCATTAGCTAATTTAGTTTGGATGGTGGAACGAGCATCAGTGTTAACGCTTCTTGCTTCCATGCTTGGTCTTACTGATGTAATCATATTAATCATATGATCACCAATGTTACGTAAATGGTTTACAGATAAGTTAACTAATTCAGATTGTTCACCAGAAAATGTAATTTTGTGGCTTTCAGAAAAACTACCGTAAAATAGGCCATAAAAAGCGGACCAAGTTTGTCTTAATTTTTCTAAATATCCGTTTGTTTCCATGGTGTTAAACCATGAATGGGCTTTCCCCATCAGAATTTCAGCTTTTTCTGAAGACTCTTTTAACGCAAAGTATTTGTTGTCATGTTTTTGACGCATTTAAACTCCGATGTCCCTAAAATAACTTGTTAATTTGACTAAGGCTTATTTAACTCCCATTTTTTTAACTTTATACATTTCTTTAAATTTTTCATATTTCGATGGTTCTTCGTCAAATGACAAATATACATCCTGCCCTTTAAATTCTTGTTGACGTCTATAGCCTCTAGGATAGGGGTTAATTCCACGATCTATATTTCGGACTAGATATGTTAGGGACATCAACGCATCACCGTGGGCACCATCTGTGGTTCGTTTAAAATCGGTATGTTTTGAATTCCACACTGTATTTTTAATGTGATGTATTAACACCTTGCATTCAGGATTTATAATTATTTTTCTTTCAGCGATTAGCATTCTAACTTCATTGATGGAAGCTTCTTTATTAGTCTTCTCTGTTGCAAAAAAGGAAATGCCGTGTAGTCTCTGTAAATCATTTATAACAATTAAGTTATTATCTGATACACGTTTATATGGTTTCTCAATTTCTTTTGTATAGGGGTGTGACCATAGTTTTTTTTCTATATTACTAATTTCACTAGCTAGCTTATCTGTTGTCATAGATGGACCATTCATTACTAGCTCTTTTTCTATTACTAGAACAGCATTGTCAAAGTCCCAGTATCCAAATAGAACAACGGTTAAATCTGTAAATCCAATGTCCATAGAAACATATTTTTTACAATATGCCGGTCTTTGCCAAGGTATACAAATATCCTCTTGCACTTCTCGAGTAAACTCAGGAATAACTATATCTTTAGAATTATAGACTAAACGACACATGTATTCATTTTGAAATGCGGGAGATTCTTCTCCTCCAGGGTATTGATTTATAATACGTTGTATCATTTCGTTAGTGATCTTGGAAGATCGATTAGAGGTATCGGTTAGATCATCATCTCTAAAGTCATATATAGTTTTAACCATTAGAGTATTTTTACCAGCAGCATCAGTCATATATTCAATAAAGGGGTGATTTGGATCGGGAGGGACTGTAGATGATAGAATGATTTTACCTTTAGTTCTGAGTGTTAATGGAATTAAAACTGAATTTATAATATAAGGTAAATCAGTACAAAACCCAGCTTCATCGACAAGACAAAGATCAGCGAATGTCCCACGAAGCCTATCGGCATTTCCACCATCAGATCCAGCTAGTTGAATTTCACTACCGTTAGGAAATATATATTTAGAATCAATTGCGTTATATTTAGGTTTTAATTCTTCTGGACAATCTATGGTTAATTCCTGCATTTTAATTTTAATAATACCACGGGCCATCTTTTGTTCAGGAAGAACATATTTTACAATTTTATTTGGACCAGACAGACACATCTGAATGGCATAAGTGACCAATAGCCAACTTTTACCAGTTTGTCTACTTGCCGATAACACTAGCATGTCAGAATCTACTGATTTAAAAAAATCATTAATCTTTTTTTGAGTGATGGATAATTTCCACTCTAGATTCCCTTTATGCCACAATTTGTGTCTAGCTTGTTTTATTATGTCATCAGCCGGTGGAATATTTATTGGAGCAATATCTGGTTTACTACTTTTTTTCTTTGGCATTTGTGATTTCCTTCACTGGAACAGCATCACTACTCGATAATGAAGCTATTTGTAATAATTCGGAATCATTAATGTCTTCTGGTAGATTTTTATATTCAGCTGGGAGTGACGTGGTATTAGCTTCAGATAGTTTTTTATTTTTAACTAATAGATCAAATTTTTTTATTTCTTCCAATGTAAGCTCTTGTTCCATGGCTTTCATTTTTAGACGTTCTAATTGAGCATTAGCAATCAATTCTTCATCTGAAACGTGTGTTACGCCAGATTGAAGTTGTTTTATTTTTAATTGTAATTTATTTATTTCTTCTTGAAGACGCTTATTTTCTTCTAGCAACATTTCATTTTGATATTTTAAAGAAAGAACATTAACGTCTTCTGTTAAATTAGAAGAGGCGTCGTTTTGTTCCATTGTTTTCTTTATTTTCTAAATTAGTTTGAGTGTTATTTTTAATTAACGTGCTAGTTATTGAATTATCTCTGGCTTTATTCATTTTACCATAAGCCATTTGTTGTCTTACATCCATTAATTCTAATTTAAGTCTTTCAATGTCTTCTAGATGCTTTTTATGTGCATCCATTTCTTCTTTTAATGAATTCATTGAATTGCTATATAGTTCTAATTGTTTTATTACGTCATCATCATGTTTTCTTGAACTATAAAGAGAATATGCTGTGAATCCAGCTAAACCTAGGAAGGCAATGGCATCACCAATAGATGCTCCCATTATCAATATACGGATTAGTAATAATGATATTAAAAAGACAGACACTCCATGTGTCTCTATATGTTTGTACATGTTAACGTCCTTATGGATAGTTATTATTGGAGAGACGTTATGCGTATTTTGTTAATAATGTTAGCGTGATGACCGTTGCGCTTATAATAGCTTTATTACTTTATTGTCCATTGCTGCAACTAACTACAATATGCAAAATAGTTTCTCTAATATAACTTGTTAACATTAACAGTACATAATTAGATTATTATAAAATTATTCATTTGTCAACTATATTATTCTCATTATGACGGACTAATTAAACGGCGTGATGTTAAGCAGACATGCCTTAGCGTGGCTGCGCAGAATTACTTCACCCACTGGGTATGTTCCTAGATTCTGCGTCATTGGGATAGCGTTTGGCAATATAACCCCTTACCCATATGTGTATATGAGTTTAGAGTTATATGTACTAGACATGTTCCTGAGTTCATAACATTGTCTGTCCTAGAGTTGCTTTATATTCTAGGCATAAAGTCTATAAAAAGAGTGACGTATATAAAGTACATCCCCATCGCAGTTAGACTTCCCGGTCTCTCACCATCTATTCTTTTTTCTCTAGAGGTGTTTAATCTGCATCAGATCGTATTTCATCCCTGAATTAGCATTAAAACGAGTTTCCCGTAATAACACTGTGCTTACCTCGACATTCTTCTGTGTAAGCTTATTAATGCCACGCCAGAACGTAATTAAACCGATAGACTCATGACATATACTCCAGACTAATATTTAAATTACACTAGGTCAAGATATTATTTGTTGACAATATAAAATTTTACATATATTCTTATAGCGTGAAACGTATAATGCTTTTTAATAATATGAGTAAATGGTATACATATAATGTGGGAAGATATACAAATATAAATCATAATCCACGGTATGTTTATTGGAATTTATTAGTGTGTGGATATATAAATAAAGAAGATAAAGAATGAAAAAAATAGAAACCATTTTACGTAGTTACCGATATATTAGATATAATATTTTAAAAATGTATAACGTACAAAATATTCCAAGATTTACATTTTTTAATGTTAAGCTTAATGGATTTTATAATGATATGGAACAAAATGAAATGTATTGACACTTGCTTATATAATATTAGATATTCACTTTTTACTCGACTTATGTGTCGAGGGCCATTATCAACCCCCGATTATATAGATCTTGTAATTGTTGATATTATACGAGGAGAAGAAAATGATTAATAAATATATTAAATTTATTTTAAAACTAGAGCTTACACCAAAATGGTGGTATCCAGTGCGATTTATATTGCATTGGATAAGTTTACCAATTAAATTGATAGTAATAGGATCTTTAGGTGTATTTCAAATTATCAATCAAACTTTACGCTTCTCAAATCGCGTAATAGCCTCAAGGCTTAACGAAGAACAAAAACGTGGGATTATACGTCGGGTATTCACTAAACTACCAATAGTGCGTAATATGAATGAAGAACTGTATGTAAACCGCGTTCCTTATTATCAAAAACCAAATGGCTATAATCAGAATATAGATCATCAATGTTCTCGACATTCCACATATACATTCTTAATGTCTAGGATTGGGAAACGTAATGAGGCTCAAGAGACAGCTGTATTAAAACACATTAATGGCGAAACGTTGTATCGTGGATATAATTGGGCTGAAGATGTAAATATGGATACAGTTAGCGGTGACATGTTATGTGGGTTAAATTTAGCGATGCTAGACGCAGTTAGTTCCACTAAACCGGGAGTAATTAATCAAGGAACTACTGGAGATGCTCTAAAAGATGCTTTTGATGAATTGGTATGTGGCATCATTAAAAATGATTATGCTTTATTAGAAAATCCCAATAAGGCTCCAGAAGCACCAAGTCCAGAAAATGAAGCTTATAATGAAGAACTACAACGTGTAAAACATCGCCCTAAAATTAAATCAACTAGAGGTATGTGGCAACCAGGACTAGAGACCGTAGGGGCACAAGCAATCACATTATTAGCTGCGGTGAGAGTTGCAGATAAAAAATGTGGATCTCTAACCCCCGCTAGAGAGTATTCTAAATTGTTATATCGTTATGGATATGGACTATTGTCCTTATTTCCTACAGCCTTCATTCAACATAAACGTGGGTATTTTAATGATCATAATTGTATGATTGGATTATACGTTTTAGCTAAATTAGCTGATAGTAAGCTAGGAAAATTATTTTGGACTCTACCTATGATCTATGTATTTTTATTAAGCTATAGATATAGAAATGGTTATTTTACTGGATTGTTGCTAGACGTAGCTCCATGGTTATCTGGGATGTTATCATATCACAAACAACAGTGTGAGGATTATTTATTTGAATCTGATAACGTTATAATGTATTCTAGAGAAGGTGGGATTGAAATTCCCCAAGCCCAAGAACTTCCCGTTCCATTTAATGAAATGAACCAATCTGAGTTTCATCCAGATCAAGATCAAAAACACTTTACAAATAATCCTGGAGATGTTAATATGATTAGAACGGATAATTATCATAGTGGATTAGGATGGATGGCACACATGGTTATGTTAAATAAAGAATTAGTTAGGGACGCATTAAATGAATAAAATTAAATCTTGTGTATTTATTAAAGCGCGTATTAATCCCGATTTAGTTGAAATATTAATACAAAATAGTTTTTTAAAATTATCACCACAAAAACAAGATATGATTATAGTTGGCGTTAAACTTGAACAAATAGGACATACAGATGAATAGATTATATATTGGTTCAATCGATTACGATTTTTACCTTCCCATTACAAATTTAATTTTATCTTTGACAAAACATCATCAAAATCAGATTTTTTGTAATGTCCATCTTGATGAATTTTGGGGAGAATATAGTGAAATTAATTTACATGTTTGATTTAGTATTTCACGATGTAACTGATATAAATATTACAATAGATAATTTAATTTTATCACGTCATGAAGGAATAATGAATACTGCTGTAAGTTGGAGTAATATTAATGACTAAACTAATCTTAAATTTTAGAATTATTTTAGCGGGTTTTAATTATAAATGTGATAGAAGAGTTCCACATTTAATTAATTATGATACTAAAGAACAAATGATAAATATAGATTTTGAAAGGATGCAAAATGAATACTAATGATAACGACAAAGATTTAATTAATGAATTGTTAGATATTTTAGAAAAATTAGATTGGGGTATCGCTTCGCAAATTGACCAAGAGACTGGGGATATCCAAGGATTTATTTGTGGTAATGAACAATTTTTAGAATCAGTGTTAGAAGCTGTAAGTTTACAAACTGGAGATGATATAGACTTTAGTCAAGTGCGGGGAAATAAAGATGAACTTAATTAAAGCTACATATCCCCCAAAAGGTGCAAGATGTTTAGGATTAAACAATTATACAACAGGAAAGTTTGTAATTACTAGTTATTATTGCGCATGTTTAAGTGATGAATTACATGAACTTAATTAAAGATATATTAGAACTAAAGGGAGCAAGAAGACTGGGCTTGCCTGGCTATGCTAGAGGAAAATTATCGTGTTGTATGTATTATAAACTACTTGTTACGGACAAAGTGTATGAAATTAATTAGCATATCATGGGGTAGGGCTAGATCTCAGGCAGATTTATTACTTCAAAATGACGGTTATAGTAATTTACATCACGGATTAGATGTATTAACTGATTGTATTATTATTACCATTTTTCTAGAATTAAAGGAAAAAAAATGAAACATATTAGATATACAGATATAGGCCACCAACACATTGGAAATATATCTAAATGTTTTTGGAACAATTATTCTGATAGTGTTGTAATTAGAATGCCGTATCTAGATTTAAATCAATTGATTTGGGAAAATTAACTAACAATTTTTAAAGGATAACATATAAATGAAATTGATACATTTTGATTTTAAATGGAAAGTATCACCAAGACGTGCTTCTGATAATACATATGAACCCGATTGGGATACAATATTTTATATGGACACATGGGAATATAATGATTTATTTGTGGATGGCCAATAATGAAACTAATTAAATTTGTATATCCTCATTGTGGTTTATATTTTTTTGCCCAAAAAACTAAAAATTATACATATA